TCTCAACGAGCTTCTACTGCTAAGAAAAAGAAAAAAGAAGGTTCAAAAGGTAAAACTTTTGTTTCTAATACCAAGGCGGCAAAAGTTACAAAAATGGCTCTTGGTGGAGAAGTTCCTTCTACTAAGGCCAAAAGACCCTTCAACGGTAAAACAAAAAAAGGCGCTATTGTTGCAAGAGGATGTGGGGTTGTTATGGAAAATAGACGTAAACAAACAAAGGTAAGGACTTAATATGGCAACATCTAATTCCACAAATTTTGAGCTAGATGCCGCAGAATACATAGAAGAAGCTTTTGAAAGATGCGGCTTAGAAGTAAGAACAGGTTATGATTTAACTACAGCTAGAAGATCTTTAAACCTCATGTTTGCAGAGTGGGCAAACAGGGGCTTAAACCAATGGACTATATCTCAAAGAACGCAAGCTCTTACATCTGGAGACAGAGAATACTCTCTAGGAACAGACGTTATAGATGTTCTTAATTTAGTTGTAAGACGTTCTGGAACAGATTTTTCTATGACGAGAATTAGTCGATCAGATGATTTAGCCATACCCAATAAAGCTACCACAGGTAGACCTACTCAATTTTTTCTTGATAGACAGATAACCCCTAATTTAAAAATTTGGCCTACTCCTGAAAACAGCACCGATGTTATTTACTATGATGCTCTTACTAGAATAGAAGATGTTGATACTCAAACCAACACCATGGACGTCCCTTTTAGATTTTACCCTTGTTTATCAGCGGGTTTAGCATACTATCTTTCTTTAAAAAAAGCTCCCCAAAGAACTCAAATGTTAAAAGCTATTTACGAAGAAGAGTTTGAAAGAGCCATAGGAGAAGATCGGGACAGGTCTAGCTTTACAGTAAGCCCTCAATACTCATATCTAAGGTCTAATTAAATGGCTAGATTTGCTACAGGAAAACACGCATATGGGATATCAGATAGGTCTGGTATGAGGTATAAATATCGAGATTTAAAAAAAGAATGGAATGGATCTTTAGTAGGACCCGATGAATTTGAAGCTAAACACCCTCAACTAGGTCCTTTTAGAACCGTATCCGATCCAGAAGCTTTACGAGATTCTAGACCAAGTCGTATAGAAAATCCTGTAGAAGTTTTATTGCCTTTAAATCCATTTATATCTTCGTCATCGGGATCAGGGGTTATAACCGTAAGAGAGTTCGGTCATGGAAGAACTACAGGTGATACAGTAAGATTTAGAAGTGTATATGGTTTTGATGGTTTTACCAAAGCTGTTTTAGAGCAGGCTGAGGGCTATACGATAGTTGTTGTTACCACAGATAGTTATACATTTACAGCTAATGGAGAAACCGCTACAATAGGGGGAATTGTAGGAGGCGGAAGTCGAGCTACAGCAGGCCCAATCACGGTGAGCGCATAAAATGAGTTTTACATACGCACAATTAAAAACAGCTATACAAGATTACACAGATAATGATGAAACTGTATTTGTGAACAATCTTAACAACTTTATTAAAGCAGCTGAAGAAAAAATATTTAAATCTGTAGATTTAGATTATTTCAGAAAAAATGTTACATCTGCTTTTACATCAGATGATAAATTTTTAACGTTACCAACTGATTATTTATCTTCTTTTTCGCTTCAAATAACAACAGCAGGTAGTGAAATTTTTTTGTTGCATAAAGACGTTAACTTTTTACAAGAGGCGTATAATGGTTCTGCTTCTACAGGTAAGCCACGTTATTATGCACAATTTGATACATCTAATTTCATTGTCGCACCTGTTCCAGATGCAAACTACACTGTTGAACTACACTATTATTATAGACCCGACAGTTTGACCGCAGGAGCAGACGGTGGTACAACTTGGATAAGTACAAATGCACCTTTCGCATTGCTTTATGGCTCTCTTATAGAAGCATATACTTTTATGAAAGGTGAGCCAGATGTTATAAAAAATTATACAGAATTATACATGCAGTATATGGAAAGATTAAAAGATTTTGGAGAAGCAAGAGAGAACACAGATAGCTATAGAATGGGTCTACCTTCTAGGCCAAGAACATAGGAGTTAAAAATGGCAACAGCAAACGCAGCAACCAACTATTTAGAGAGAAGAATATTACATTATATATTCAAGAACAATTCTCTGAGTTTTTCATCCCCTGGGGATAGTATTTATGTAGGATTAGCAACCGCCGTATCTGCCGCAGAAACTGGATCATTAACAGAAGCGACATTTACAAATTATGCAAGACAACAAGTACCGGCTGCTGACTGGACTACAATAGGTGATGATTCAACAGATACTCAGACAGCAACCAACACCGACAATATTGAGTTTCCAGCATCTGGTGGTACAACAGAGACAATCACTCATGTGCTTGTGGCAGATGCTTTAACAAGTGGTAATATATTATTTGTAGGAGCTTTGGATGCTAACAAAACAATAGCTGATGGTGATATATTTAGAATTAATGCAGGGAATCTGACAATAGAGTTGAAGTAATGGCACTAGTAATATCAGATAGAGTAAAAGAAACAACCGCTACCAGTGGAACGGGCACCTATACTCTAGGTGGAGCCGTTACTGGTTTTGAGACTTTTACTGCCAATCTTAGTGATGGAGATACAACATATTATGCTTGTACCGACAACACAGATTTCGAGGTTGGTCTTGGGACTTTTACTACTTCTGGTACAACTTTAGCAAGAACAACAATATTAGCCAGTTCTAATTCTGGCAGTGCCGTGAACTGGGCAGCGGGAACCAGAACTATATTCTGCACATTACCAGCTGCAAAGGCAGTGTTTTTAGATGCTAGTAACGTAACAAATATCAGTAATTTAAAACTAGCTAGTGGTGCAACAGTTACAGCTATTCTTGATGAAGATGGTTTATCTTCTGATAGTGCTACATCTTTAGCAACACAACAATCTATTAAAGCGTATGTAGATGCTCAAGTAACTGCCCAAGACCTAGACTTTCAAGGTGATACGGGTGGTGCACTAAGTATAGATTTAGATAGTGAAGTATTAGATATTGCAGGTGGAACGGGTATCGACACAAGTGGTTCTGCTAACACACTTACAGTGGCTATTGATAGCACTGTAGCCACACTGTCTGGAACACAGACACTTACAAACAAAAGCATTGATGCAAGTCAACTTACAGGAACAGTTGCTAATGCAAGATTAGATGCACAACTACAAGATGTTGCAGGACTAGCTGTAACCGATGGAAATTTTATTGTAGGTGACGGAGCTAATTTTGTAGCAGAGTCTGGAGCTACTGCCAGAACATCACTTGGTCTTGGTACGGCAGCCGTGACGAATACTGGTATATCAAGTGGTAATACTTTGGTAGCAGATTCTACTGTAGCAGATGATGATTTTTTAAGAATAAATGGCACAAGTGTAGAGGGTCGCAGTGCTAGTGAGGTATTGAATGATATAGGTGCAACAACATTAACAGAAGCATCTGATGAAGCAACTGCTCTTGCGATTGCTCTCGGATAGGAGATAAAGAATGGCAAACACATTTAAATTAGTAAACAATGCAGTGATGTCTACAGTTGCAGGTACGTCAGATGCTTTGTATACAGTTCCTAGTTCGACAACCACTATAATATTAGGATTAACTCTTTGTAATGTTCATACGGCTCAAGTATCGGCTACTGTTGAAATTGTAGATACAAGTGCAGGTATTACATCAACTGTGATTAAAGATGCTCCTATTCCAGTTGGTGGTAGTTTAGAGATTATGTCTGGTAATAAAATAGTTGTTGAGACAACAGACGTAGTAAAAGTTTCTTCTTCTATAGCTGATAAGATCAGTGCTACTATGAGTATAATGGAGATAACATAATATGCCATATATAGGTAAAAAACCTGCTGACATTATTGCAACTGTTATTGACACAACTACAGGTACTTTTAGTGGTGACCTGACAGTAGACACAAACACACTTTTTGTAGACTCAGCTAACAATAGGGTTGGTGTGGGTACTGTAAGTCCTAGTTTTCCACTTTCAGTTCAATCTAACTCAAATGCAGAAGGTTTACTCATACTTGGTCGTTCAGGAGACGATATTGGTGAAATTGAATTTCGTGAAAATGATAACTCTACAGTTTTAGGAGAGCTTCAATATCAACAAAATCATGCTGTACTAAGACACAGAGTAGGAGATTTACGTTTTGCTACTGGTGGAACTACAGAACGCATGAGAATAGACAGCAGTGGCAACTTGTTGGTGGGTAAGACTAGTGCTAATAATGGTGGTACTGTAGGTATAGAATTGAACACTAATGATACTGCTTATTTTACAAGAAGTGGTGGAGCAGGTGTTAACATTAATCGTACTACATCTGATGGTAATATTGCTTTGTTTCAAAAAGACGGCACTACTGTGGGAAGTATTGGTACACAAGGTGGTACTTTAGAAGTTGGTTCTGGTGATGTTTATCTTCAGTTTAATGGTACTAATGATTGGATAAAGCCTGTTGATGGTTCTGGTAGCAATAAAGTTAATGTCGATTTAGGAACTTCAGGTGCAAAATTCAAAGACCTTTACCTATCTAATAGTGTTCGTCTTAAAGGTGCTACTCGTGATATCAGCATACAACAAGATAACTATGGATTGAGAGTTTATGACAATGATGCTTCTTCTGAGAGATTTAGGATTGATGCAGCAGGCAATGTTGGTATTGGTGCTAGTAGTCCTGATTCACAATTAACAATCGGTGGTAACGTAATAACTACTTTAAAACCAACTGTAGCTATAAGTGATACTACTAATGGTGGCACTATGACTCTAAGAGGACAATCTCCTGTAATGTTTTTTGATTGTACTTCTAGTGGTGTTGGAAAAATATTAACTGATGGTCAGGGCCTAGAGATAAAAGATGGAACACTTGATAGTCAAGGAAATGTAGACTTTAAGATAGCAAGTAGTGGCTATCTGGAAGCGACAAGTGGAAGTCAAGTAAGACTTACTTTAGGTAGTGAAGGAACAGCAGGTACAAACACAGCAAACTGGATACGAGGTGTTGGCACATCTTTAGGTTTTAATAGTGCTAGTGGTGGCTATCAATGGGAAATTGGTGGTGGTGAAAAGATGCGTATAGACACTAGTGGCAACTTGTTGGTGGGTAGAACTTCAAACAACTGGACAACTGTAGCGGGTGTTACTGCTCAAAGTAATGGTGCAATTATTGCAAGCCGTGCAGCTGAGTCAGGTTTTTTCAACCGTCTATCTACAAATGGCGACATTGTTAAATTCCACAAAGATGGCTCTGCTGTGGGAAGTATTGGTTCAGAGGGTGGTGACGCTCTTTATATTGGAAATGGTGATACAGGAATTAAATTTAGTGGTGGTGCAGATGTTTTACAACCATTTAACCCATCAACTAACTCTGCTAGAGATGCAGGGATTGACTTAGGAAGTTCTGGTGCAAGGTTTAAAGACCTCTACCTATCAGGTGGTATAGTCTTTGGTAGTACTGGTGGTGCAGTAACAAGCAGAACTTTGGATGACTATGAAGAGGGAACTTGGACACCTTCTATTAGTACTGGTACAGCATATGCAAGTCAAATTGGTCATTACACAAAAATTGGAAATGTTGTTCATATTAAATGTAATATACAAATTACATCACTGTCAGCAGTAACAAATGAATTACAGGGATTACCATTTTCAGCTAGTAATACTGGGCAATCTAGTGGTGCAGTAAATGTAATGTACTATTCAAATATAAATGAAGCAGTAACTTGGTTAAGTGGTTATGTTATAAATAATACAAGTAATATATATTTTACTGGAAATACTGGTTCTGCTATAACCATTGGTAAAAATGCTTTTAATGTCTTTAAAGCAAGTACAAGAATTTTATTTTCATGCACTTACAGAACATCATAACCCTATTGGACATAGGGTAGTCAGTCCATTAACCAAAAGGAGATAAAAATGGCATTAACAGAAGAAACAATACAAGACAAAATAGAGATAGTCGGTGACTACAAAATGGTTCAAGTAAGAACTGCAGTGGTCATCAAGAGAGATGGCACAGAGATAAGTCGTAGCTTTTCAAGGCACGTTGTTGCACCTGATATAAGTGCAGATGACTTAGCGAATGAGAGTACAGAAGTACAAGCAATATGCAATGCAGTTCATACTGATGCAATCAAGACAGCATATGCAACACACCTGGAGAATCAAGAGGTATAATTAATGGCATACATAGGAGTATCTCCTTCCAACGGAGTTAGACAAAAACATACCTATACTGCTACTGCTTCACAGACAACGTTCAGTGGAGCGGGGGCCGAGGGCGTTTCTTTAAGCTACAGAGATAGCAACTACGTTGATGTATATAGAAATGGTGTAAAGCTAGGTGATGCAGATTATACTGCCACTAGTGGTACATCTATTGTACTAGGAGAAGGTGCTGCTGTAAGTGATATTATTGAGATTGTAGTCTATGATGTATTTTCTGTAGCTGATACAGTAAGCAAGGCAGATGGTGGCGTGTTTGATGGTAACGTTACTATGGCGGGTACTCTTGGTGTTACAGGTGAGACTACTCTTTCAGCTAATCTTAATCTAGGTGATAACGATAAAGCTATTTTTGGTGCAGGTGATGACTTACAGATTTATCATGATGGTAGCGATAGTTATGTTAAAGATGCAGGAACTGGAGATTTATATTTACAAGGCTCTAACAATGTACAGATAGAAAGTGCTGCTGGTGCAAACATGATTTATGCAACTGCTGGTGCTCAAGTTCGGTTGTTCTATAATGGCAGCCCAAAGTTTAATACGACTAACACAGGCATTGACGTAACAGGTGTAATTACCACTGATGGTATGACTACATCAGCAGATATTAACTTTGGAGATAATGACAAAGCCATATTTGGTGCTGGGCCTGACTTGCAGATTTATCACAATGGGTCAAATAGCTATATTCAAGAGATAGGCACTGGAAACCTGTTTATTGCCAGTGATGCGAACGTAAACATCGTCAACCAATCAACGAGTGAACTGAAAGCCCAGTTTATTACAAATGGTGCTGTAAATCTTTTTTACGACAACAGCAAGAAGTTTGAAACCACCTCAACAGGCATTGACGTAACAGGTACAGCTACTATGGATGGGCTAACTGTTGATGGTATAACTTCAACTCCTTTTACACTTAACACTAACGTTAATGGCTCACAAATAATATTTAATGATGGCACGTCTGGAACGCAAGCGTGGCAAGTTGGTGTTAGAAATAATGGAAGTAATGATTTTTTAATTTATCAAGGTGGTCCTGAAAACATTGAGTTTTTTACAAATAACAACACACGTCAAAAAATCAGTTCAAACGGAGACATCAGCTTCTACGAAGACACTGGCACAACACCAAAGCTATTTTGGGATGCTAGTCAACAGTCTTTGGGTGTTAATACATCAAGTCCAACTGCAGGTTATATGCTTCATGTTGGTGGTTCTTCAGGTGTTCACACTAAAGTAAAGATTGAAGCAACTACTGCTACTGGACAAGCAGAATTAGATTTATCGGCTGACCCTGCAGGTGTTTCCTATCTTAATTTAGGTGATGAGGATTCTTATAATATAGGTCGTATAGGTTATTTTCATTCTGATAACTCAATGAGGTTTCGAACTAATTCAGCAGAACGTATGCGTATTGATAATCTCGGTGTTGCGACAATCACTTCACAATTATCTAATACTGATGACTTCGCATTAATACTTAAAAGATATAACGGTGATTCAAGTGCAGGTGCTAGGCAGCACGGTATAGGATTTTGGGATCAACACAATCCAACATATGTTGGTGCAGTTATGGGGTATCGTGATGTTCCATCAGGTAACTATAACGGTGGTCTGAAATTTTATATTAATAACACAGGTGGAGCTCAAGCAAGTGCTTTTAGTGATTTAACATTAGCGATGGAATTGACATCAGGTGGCAATGCAAACTTCTACGAAGACACAGGCACAACAGCAAAAATGACTTGGTTAAGCTCGTCAGAAATTTTAAATTTAACAGATGGTGCAGAATTAAGAGTTAGAGAAACAGATAGCAGTAATGATGCAGTAAGATTAGCTTCAGATGTTAATGAAGGTCTTGTTCAACTTTATAAGGATGGTAGCCAAACAGTTCAAATAAGAGGTGATGGTGCTAATTATATTTTAAATAGTTTATCGGTGGGTATTACTTCTAATCCAGTATCACAATCTGGCACAACAGATGGTGGACAATATTTTGTAAAAAATAGTTACGCTGCATTTGCTAGGGTAGGCGGTGTTGTTGCATATTTTAATCGTCAATTTAGTGACGGTGATATAATAGCATTTAGACAAGATGGAACTGACGAGGGATTTATAAGAGTAAGTGGTTCAACTGTTACACTCGTTGGTGGACACTTGTCTCGTTTGTCAAGACTTACAGGCAATAATAAAGACACATCAATAGTTAAAGGTACAGTAATGACTAACCTTGATGAAATGATTGAATGGTCACATGAAGAAGTTTTGTGGACAGATGAAGATGAATTACCAGATGGAGTATCTGTAGGTGATGTAAAAAAAGATGCTTACACAGAAGAGAATGAACAGTTAAATAAAATGGCAGTATCAAGTGTTGAGGGTGATGCTAATGTAGCAGGTGTTTTTGGTAGTTGGCATAATGATGAAGATGGTTTTAATGATATGGTCATAGCAATGACTGGTGATATGGTCATTAGAATTGCTCAAGGAACAACAGTCGCAAGAGGTGACTTGTTAATGAGTGCAGGAGATGGCACTGCAAAACCTCAAGGTGACGATATAGTTAGAAGTAAAACAATAGCCAAAGTAACATCAACAAACGTATCACATACATATGATGATGGCACATATTTAGTGCCTTGTGTGTTGATGGCATGTTAAGGAGCAATACATGACAAGAGCAAAAGACATATCCAAGATAGTCACTGATGCAGACCTCAGTGGTACTCTTGATGTAACAGGTACAGTGACAGCAGGTGGGTTGACGCTAGGACATCAAAATTATATTGCGTGGGCAGACAGTGGTGGCACAACAAGAAGTGCATTTCAATTTGATACAGACACTTTGAAGATTGGCATAAGTGGTAATATAGACAATACCATAATTAGGTCAAATGGTGCAGATAGAATTAAGGCAGATTCAAACGGAGACATCAGCTTTTACGAAGACACAGGAACGACTCCTAAGTTCTTTTGGGATGCTAGTACAGAGCGATTGGGGATTGGTACTAGTAGTCCTTCAGCAGGTCTTCATGTTGTAGCTACAGATGGTATTAAATCACAACGCAGTGGTGGTGCGTCAATATCGATGGTCGCTGGTTCAACTGGTGAGGCTAGGCTTGATACATCCACAGCTGGTCGTGTATTTCAAGTAAATTCAAATGGATCAATTTCAATAAATGCAACAACTGGTTCTGGAGACGGTGATGTAAATATTGATAGCTCAGGCAATGTGGGTATTGGTACAGCTTCTCCAAATACAGCTTTGCAAGTAGAAAAAGATTGGGTAAGTGATTATGGAAGTATTAATATATCCCATACTACAAACAGTTTAGGTGGTTTAGGTATTAGATGTAATGGTGTTTTTAAATCAGCATTAATATACAAGGGAGGCACAAGTGGTGCATTACTTGATATTGGTACATATAATGCAGAACCTATATTATTTAGAACAAACAACACAGAACGTATGCGTATAACCAGTGGTGGCAATATTGGTATTGGTACTAGTAGTCCTGCTACACCATTACATATCAGTAATAGTAGCCCTCGTATAACTCTTACTGACTCAGATGCTGCAGGAATAAACTCTACTATTTCTGGATCAAGTGGCAGACTGTCTTTTAATGCCGATGCAGATAATTATGGAACTGGCGAAATACTTTTCAACCAAGCTGGAACAGAACGCATGAGAATAGACAGCAGTGGCAATGTTGGTATTGGTACTAATAATCCTTCAGGGCTTGCTGGTGCTTCTGTTAATACAGTAACAAATGGTTCAGCTAGTTATCAGTATGTGGGAGCAGTAGCAGGTACAAAAACCTTTATAGCTTATGGTGATGTTTCTCAAAATATTATAGGGTCTGTAACAGCTATTCCTTTTATATTTAGAACATCCAACACAGAACGTATGCGTATAGACAGCAGTGGCAATGTGGGTATTGGTACTAGTAGTCCTGCACCTGCATCTGGTTCAGATACTACTTTAGAAATTGCAGGAAGTGATGGTCCAAGTTTAACAATTAACGACACAGGGCAAGCAGAAAAATATAGTTTATTAGCTAATGCAAATGATTTAAAAATTTACTATGGTTCTACACCTATGGTTAGTTTTCAAAATGATGGCAATGTTGGTATTGGGACAGCCAACCCTGTTTACAAATTTATCGTTTCAGCGGGTGGTGCTAGTGGTATTGAATTTGGACCAGCATATTCTGGCACAGCAAACCTTGTGCAGCATTATAGTCGCTCTGGTGCATCTTATGTTGACGCAGTAAATGTTGCCGCACAACACAGGTTTAACTTTAGCGGCTCAGAACGTATGCGTATAGACAGCAGTGGCAACTTGTTGGTGGGTGTTACTAGTACATCTATCCCCGGAGTTGGTAATACAACTCTTGGTGTTAGTTTAAGAGGTGGTAGTAATAACTCAATAGCTGTTTCTAGAGGTGCTGATGTAGCTGGTTATTTTAATCGTAATACAAATAATGGTACTATTTTAAGTTTACGCCAAGACGGTGTTCAAATAGGAAATATTGGTACTCCCGGCAATCAAGATATGTTTTTAGCATCTGGTAATATTGGCTTACTAATCTCTGGAAGTGGAACAGTTGATGTTTATCCTTGTGATAACAATGGGTCTGCTCGTGATAATGTTGCAGATTTTGGTCAAGTTGGTGCAAGGTGGGATGACATATATGCAACCAATGGTACAATCCAAACTTCAGATAGAAATGAAAAGCAAGACATAGAACAATTAAGTGATGCAGAGCAAAGAGTTGCTGTAGTTGCTAAAGGTCTTATGAGAAAGTTTAGATGGAAAGACAAGGTTGCAGAAAAAGGTGACAATGCAAGAACTCACTTTGGTATTATAGCACAAGACCTACAAGATGCTTTTACAGCAGAGGGTTTAGATGCAGGTGACTATGCAATGTTCACATCTACTACTTGGTGGGAAAAAGAAATATCTGTAGATGCCGTTGAAGCTGATCAAGAAAATGGTATAGAAGCTAAAGATGCTTACATATATATAGATAGAAAAAATGAAGCAACTGAGGGTTACACAGAAAGAACTAGATTAGGTGTTAGGTATAATCAATTACTAGCATTTATAATATCTGCAATTTAACTAAAAGGAGAATAAAATGGCAGTAACTTGGACAATCGCAAATATGGAAAGAGACTTAGTGCAGGGAGATAACACAGATATTGTGACCATCTTGCACTGGAGAGCATCTGATGAAGACTCAGATGGTAACACAGGGTCAGCTTATGGCACAGTCGGTGTAACACTTGTAGGTACACCAACACCATATGCAGATATCACAGAGACACAAGCTATTGGATGGGCTAAAGATGCACTTGGTGCAGATGAAGTAACATCAATAGAAGATGGTATAGCTGCTCAGATAGCTGCAAAAGCAAACCCAACAACAGCAAGTGGAGTAACTTGGTAATGGCTGAAAAAACAAACGTAATCACTATTGATGGTAAAGAGTATAATCAAGAAGACTTATCTCAAGACCAGAACTATTTTATCAATCAGATAAAAGACTTACAAACCAAAGCCGCTAGTCTAAAGTTTCAATTAGACCAAGTGACTGTGGCCCAGAACGCTTTTACAAACTCATTGATACAATCTGTCAAAGGTGAAGAAGAGCCTAAAGAAGAAAAGGCTAGTTAATGTTAGGTGCATCTGCTCTATCTGAATACTCCATATCGGATCAAGGTATTCTATTAGCAGGTGTATCCGAAATGAGTGGCATTGCCTCATCTGCAAATGCAGGTGTAGGCATAATGTCTGGTATCTCTTCTATAAGTTCGACTGCCACTCAAACATCAAACGCTATTTTTATAAGTGCTGGTGCAAATGCAGAGTTAAGCACCGACACTGTAATGACATCTGCTGGTCTTAGAGCAAGATTAGCTACCTCTGAGATACAGTCTGCATTTACAAAAGCCTCAAATGGTATTATGATAAGGGCAGGTGTTGCTACTAAAGATTTCAACTTTACTCAAGATACCTTTGGAGAGTTGTTATTTGAAGATATAAATGCAGGAGCAAACCCAGAGATTTATACAGCCATTACACCAAGTGGCACAGAGACATGGACAACAGTAACTCCGTCTGGGTCAGAAATATGGACAGAGATAGAGGTAGAATGAGGTAACTATGGCAAGTACATATACAGCAAACACAGGCATAGAAAAAATAGGTTCTGGTGAACAAGCGGGAACCTGGGGGACAACAACCAATACAAACTTCGATATTATCGATGATGCATTGAATGGCGTTCTTACATTAACTATATCTGGAAATACAACATTAACTACAGATGATGGAAGTGTTTCAAATGGACATCACAAAGTATTACTACTATCTGGTAATCCTTCTAGTGCTTTCAATCTAACTATAAATCCCAATGATCAACAAAAATGGTATTTTATAAGTAATAACACTGCACAAACTGCCACTATATTACAGGGCGGTGGTTCGGGAACCACGGTTAGTATGGCAGCTTCTACAGTAGCTATTGTATATGCTGACGGAACAGGATCAAATGCTAACGTAGCTAGACTAGATCCTACTATAGTAGACGATGCAGTGACCACGGCTAAGATTGCAGACAGTGCAGTGACCACGGCTAAAATTGCAAATAGTAATGTAACACTTGCAAAAATGGCAGCTAACTCGATTGACAGTGATCAATATGTAGATGGTTCTATTGACGCTGTTCATTTAGCAACGGATTCAGTAACGACTGCTAAGATTGCAGATAGTAACGTAACGACTGCTAAGATAGCATCTAGTGCAGTAACGACTGCTAAGATTGCAGATAGTAACGTAACACTCGCCAAGATGGCATCTAATTCAGTTGACAGTAATCAGTATGTAGACGGATCTATTGATGCTGCTCATCTTGCCTCTAATTCTGTAACAACTGCTAAGATAGCAAATGACGCTGTAACAAGTGCTAAATTAGATACAAACATAGCGATAGCTGGAACACTTGGTGTTACAGGCACAACGACTTTAGGGACTTTAAATGCAACCACTGTTGATTTAGGGGACTATACTATTACTGAAGCAGCTGGGACTTTAAGAATTGCCTATCAAGGAACAAATAAATTTAAATTAGATAGCAGCGGTAATTTAACTGTTACTGGAAACGTCACAGCTTTCGGATCAATCTAATGGCGTTAACTGGTTCTGGAATAATAAGTTTTTCAGACATTCGGGATGAATTTAGTCCTGGCAGTAATACACCTGTTTCTTTTGATGATTATTACAGAGGCGGAACCAAAGTAAGATCTAATGCGGGGAATAATACAGCTACAAATTTAGCTGCTAATGTTCCCACAAGTGGTGCTATTAGCTTAAATAGTTTTTATTCTCAAGCTAGAGGGTGGCAAAAAACCTTTTCGTCTAATGCAACACAGCAATCAGGATCAGGTATTTTTGGTAATGATTATAGTGTTGACTATCCAAAATATATTGTAATAAATTCAGGTATAACTGTTTACAGTACGTCTACAAGTACTCCCGCTTTGAATTTAGCTTCTGGTGGTGCTGGAAGTATAACTGTGACTAATAATGGTAATATATATGGTCAAGGTGGTGCAGCAGGATCTAATGGTGGAACAGCTTTAAAAGCAGATGTAACAACTACTCTTGTTAATAATAGTGGTGCTAACATCAAAGGTGGTGGAGGCGGTGGCGGAAACGGTGGAGGTGGTGGGAAAGGAAGTGCTCCTGTAACTGCCACCTTGTCTGACTTTGTAGATGAAGCAGGCGATCCATATGGAAGTGGAAACGTACCTGCAAATGACAAACCTTCTTTTGTACCTTATAGCCCAAGTCAAACATACCCTAATTCTTTAAATTGGGGAGATAGAAAGTGGGGTGGAATAAATGGATCTCATCCACAATCAGGAGCAGTAAATACAAGTTGGGGCCTTTTTACTACTTCTAGTTTATTTAGGGGTCTTTGCTCAAATAAAGGCCCTATGTGGTGTTCTTTTAAAGTTAATCAAAATGCTTCTTACACATTATCAGCTAATGCTTCAAACCCATTTCCAGAAAATAATTATAGAGATAGATATGGTCAACCTCAAATTGACATAAGCACAAGTGCCAATACCGCTAGTCAAGGTCAAGGAGGCGACTTATATGGATCTGGCTACACTTGGTCAGAGACAATGAATTTGTCAGCAAATACTAAATACTACCTAACAATGTACATGACAGGTAGTGGTGCGGGTACAGATTTTTTTTATAATGATATAAGTTTCCAAGTATCTCTTTCTGTAAATATTCCTTCTACAGCAGGAACTGGTGGTGCAGGTGGTGTTGGTCAAGGTTTTGCTCAATCAGCAGGTAGTGGTTCAGCAGGTGCCAGTGGTGGAACAAATGCTGGTGCAGGTGGTGCAGGTGGAGCAGGTGGAGCACTAGGAGCATCTGGAACCAGTGGATCTATAGGTTCAAATGGAACAGGAACAGATATTTCTTACCCATCAACAGCACCAACAAATGGTGTGTCTGGATCTGCGGGAGGATTGGCAGGTTACTATATACAAGGAGACAGTAATGTTACAAGAACTGGCTCTGGAACAGTAGCAGGGAGAACAGTCTAATGCCTATAACTAAGTTAAAATTTAAACCTGGTATTATATCTGACATAACTTCTGAAAGTAATGAAGGCGGTTATATTGATGGTGATAAAGTAAGGTTTAGGTTTGGTTTTCCAGAAAAGATAGGAGGCTGGACTAAATACACAACAGAAACATTTCAAGGTTCGGCAAGACGTTTACATAACTGGGTAACATTAGATGGAGCCGATCTTCTAGGTATAGGCACTCAACTAAAATACTATATTGAAGAAGGTCAAGGCTTCAATGATATTACACCTATTAGAGCTACAACCAGTGCAGGGGATGTAACCTTTTCAGCTACAAATGGTTCAACAACCATAACTGTTTCAGACCCAGCACACGGTGCTAATGAAAATGATTTCGTAACTTTCTCTGGTGCGACTAGTTTAGGAGGCAATATAACTGCTGCTGTTCTTAATCAAGAGTATCAGATCGCATCTATTATTAGTTCTAATAGCTATACAATCACCTCTTCTATTGCAGCCAATGCTTCTGATACAGGTAATGGTGGTGCTAGTGTTGTTGGAGCTTATCAGTTAAACACAGGTCTAGATGTGACCGTAGGTGGTACTGGTTGGGGTGCAGGACAATGGAGTGGTACAACTAGTGGTGCTTTGGCTACAACTTTAAATGAAACCTTAACTGACAGTGATACAAGTGTTGATGTTGTTGATGAAACAGGCATGAATACAGAAGGCGATGTTGTTTTAATTAATAACGAGTTAATGCTTATCACGGCTTCTGCTGATGATAATACAATGACAGTGACCCGTGGACATAGTGGCACAACAGCAACATCACATGCCAATGGATCATTGGTTAGATTAGCCACAGGTAATGCTCTTGCTACAGATGACTTTGTAGGATGGGGTAGTGCAGCATCGATCACGGTTCCCGGTGCACAGATCAGATTGTGGTCACATGATAACTTTGGAGAAGA